CTAGGCGAGGAGAGCTGCCCACGATTTGCCCACACTCTGTTCGCGGGCGGCGGTCTCGAGGTTCGCCGAGACTGCACTGAGATCGTCATCGAAGAGGTCGGCATAGACGTCGAGCGTGATCGCCGCGGACTCGTGGCCGAGCATTCGCTGTAGCGCTTTGACGTTCGCGCCGGCGGCGATCGCGAGCGACGCCGCAGTGTGCCGGAGGTCGTGCGCTGTGATCCTCGGGAACTGGTCGTCTCGGGCCTGCACGCGTGCAACAGCACCCTCGAACCACCCGGTGCCGTAGCGCGGCGGTCGGAGGTGACTCGTCCCGTCGCCGAAGAGGAGATCATCGGGGCCCTTGCCGCGCGCGGCGCGCTCGAGAAGGGGTGCGAGGAACTTCGGGAACGGCACCGAGCGGATCTGCCATGTCTTCGGCGTTCCGACGTGGATCACCCCGTCGACCTGCACCGCGTTCTCTTCGACGTGCAGTCTCTGGCGCAGGAGGTTGACGCTGCGAACGCGCAGCGCAGCTGCCTCGCCCCATCGCAGGCCGGTGTAGGCGAGCGTGAGCACGAGCTCGGGGCGCGCCGACTCGGCGGCGAGTGTATGCACCTGGTCGTGTGTGAGGTAGACGCGTCCAGCCTTTCGCTTCGGCTTGCGGGGGAGATTCTTCATCCCGCGGGCAGGGTTGCGGGCAATGCGCCGGTCGTCGACGGCGACGTCGAGAACTCCGGCGAGCACGCCGAGCGCTCGTAGTGCGACAGTGGCACTGCGTCCCTTGGTGCCGTCTGGCTTGTCTTGGGTGAGCTCTGTGACCCACGTGCGGACCTCGGAGGGGAGGATTCCGCCGACCTCTCGTGCGCCCCACTTCGGTTCGACGTGGAGCCGCCACGCGATTGGCAGTTGCGCGAATGCGGATGGCTTTAGGGACTTCTTGCCGATGATCCAGGTCTCGTAGAGCTGGGCGACGGCGACGCGCGAGAGTGCGGGGTCGAGGTATTCGCCGCGAGCCTTCGAGACCGTCACCGAGGCGAGGAAGAGCTCGGCTTCCTTTTTGGTCCGGAAGCCTCGTTTGTCGGTCTGTGATTTGTCGGGCTTCCGGTATCGAACGCGGTACCGCTTGCCGGCTGCGGTCTCGTAAGCGCTGACTGTGCCGCTCATCAGCCGACCTCGACGCGGTGGGCGAACTGGCCGACACCCATGCGCGGGTCGACGTAGACGGCAGTGTCGGTGCGCAGGAGCGTGCTGCGGTAGACGACGACGAGCTCGTCGGGAACGTTCAGGTCGATCGCCATCGAGGTGATATGGCCGTCGCGGTGATGCTCGGCGTCGGCGTAGGCCTCCGGCGTGATGAGCGTCTGCGCGGCCCAGATGTTAGCTGCAGCCTCTTGGCGCTTGCGGATGAGTCCGAAGTCGGTCGGCCGGTGGCCGAGAACGTGGTGCGCGATCTCGTGGCACATGACGCCGCGGAGGATGCGGCCGCGCATGCCTGGCGTTAGGTCGATGTGCTTGCTGTTCGGAGCGTATCCGCTTCGGTGAGTGCCGCGGCGTTCGCGGACCGTCAGGCCCAGATCGGCGGCCAGATTCCAGATGTCCATGCGGGACCCCCTCGGTAGAGCATGGTTATGCGTGATCGAAGTCAGTGTCGTTGCCTCCGGGAAACTCGTTGATCGTCTCGTTGGAGACAAGACCAAAATCTTCCCGCCGCGGTGCGACATTCGCGGCGTCAACAGGCTCAGTCAACCAGTGCGCTGCCTCGCCACTATCGATACGTCTGACGATCTCCATTGCGAGTTCTCGGTCCTCGAACTCGTCCAGGCCGTAGGTGCGCGGGACCCTGAATGGGGTGAGCTCCGCTACGCTCAGCCAACCTACCCGGGCGAGCGCGTGCACGGGGTTGTCCTTCAGCAGACGAGCGATGGTAATGACCTTCTCGGCGGTGACGCCCGTCGTGCCGCTGAGCCACTTGCTCAGCTGACCGTCGGTCGCCTGAATAGCTTTGGCGAACTCGGCCTGGCTGCGCCCGGCCATCATGTGTCGAAGGTAGGCAGCCCAATTCTGGCGGTAGTTCACGCTCTCGCTCATGGGACACCACGCTAGCGCAACCATTGCATGCGTGCAATGAATATTCTGCGAAGAACGCTGATTTTTCAGCAGCATCTGCCGCCTCCTAGGTGTCAACGGTTGCATCGTTGAAACTTGGGTGTACTGTTGCTCGCATGAAGGAAACGTTCACCGGAGAAAGTGCACCCGCCATCGTTCTCCGCCGCGAGAAGCTCGACGAGCTGCGACGGGCGAACGGGATCGAGAGCGAGGCTGAACTCGCTCGCATCATCGGAGTGTCCCCGACTACGCTCTGGCGCATTTCGCGCGGCGATGTCGTGCCGTCGCACGGATTCATCGCCCGGACGCTGCTGGCTTTTCCTCACGCCAAGTTCGAGACGCTCTTCGAGGTCGTCCGTCCTGTACGGATGGCGGTGGCGTCATGAGCAACGCAACCGCGATGAAGACTCGCGCAACTATCGCTCCGGCCGAGTGGCTCTCGCCGTTGCAGGTGTGCGATGTCATTCCCGGGATGACCGTCACGCTGCTACAGCGCATGCGCGACGCCGGCAAGGGACCGCGCTACGCGAAGCCGTCGCCGAAGACCGTCGTCTACTCCCGCTCCGACGTCGACGCATGGGTGCGCTCGACCCTGGTCAGTACAAGGGAGCAGTCGTGATCAAGCATGTCTTGGACGGCGTCGCGCATGATGATCGCAGCGGCCATGATGCGCTCCTCGCGGGAGAGATCGGGGCTCAACTCCTCCACCGTATCGGCACGATCGTGGAACTCCTCACGTCAACGCCTGCCGAGTCAGTGGTCTTCATCGTCCCAGATCTCGAAGGCGATCGGCGTGCCAGGCGTCCAGAACAGAACGTCCTCCTCGTCTTCTGTGCTCACCCTGAGCACAGAAGCACCCCCGGGCTTCACTTCGAGCAGACCCTCCACAACCGAGTCGACCGTGTCGGGGTCGATCGGGTAGTCGCGATCCCCGAAAACGATTCGAGCGCGCTTGGCCATAATGACTCCCCTTCGATTGGCGCCGCTGACGTCCTACCGTCCGCGGCCTCTGCCCCGATCGTAGGGGACGCGTCCGGCGCGGATGCTCTCCCCCCAGCAGCCGCGTCGGACGCATCTCCCGGAGATGTCGCATGAGCGTGCTCGAGGTGTTCCAGTACGCCGACCGCGAGGTGCGCACGGTGCCGGTCGACGGCGAGGTGTGGTTCGTGCTCGCAGACATCTGCGGTGTGCTCGGCGTCGCGAACGTCGGCAACGTCGCCGCGCGCCTCGACGAGGCTGATATCCGCCAGACGGATATCAGCTCCGGCGGCCAGCGCCGCGCGGTCACGATCGTCTCCGAGTCCGGCATGTACGAGGTCGTCATCCGCTCCGACAAACCGGAGGCTCGCGGCTTCCGCTGGTGGGTGACGCACGAGGTCATCCCCGCGATCCGCCGCACCGGCACCTACACGGTCGAGACGCCCGAGCAGCTGATGGCGCGCGCCGTCGTCCAGGCGCAGGAGATCATCGCGACTCGCGACCAGCAGATCGCCGAGCTCGAGCCGCGTGCCGAGGCGTGGGACGAGATCGCGGATGCCGGCACGGACTATGCGGTGCGCGACGTCGCCCCGATGCTCTCCCGCGCCGGGATCGAGACCGGCCCGCAGCGACTCTTCGAGACGCTCCACGAGCTCAAGTGGATCTACCGCGGCGAGAAGCAGCGGTGGACCCCATATGCCCGCGCCGTCGACGCCGGCTACCTCAAGGTCCGCGCCATGCCCCCGTACCGCGACCGAGACACCGGCGACCTCAAGCCCTCCGCCCCACAGGTGCGCATTACGCCGAAGGGTATCGAACGTCTCCGCGTGCAGCTCGGCGCAGGCGTCCTCACACCCTGACCCCACACACGAAAGCGGGGCGCCCGCGGCAACGGACGCCCCACCGAAAACGAAAGGCAAGCACATGCCTCAGACACAGGATACCGACGACACCGCGCCCGCGGTGGACGACTTCACCCCACGCCCCGCGGGCACACACGTCAGCGTCATCACCCGCACCGCCCCGGTCGTGCCCGAGCGCCGCAGCATGTGGCCCCTCGCCCCGTGGCGCTGGGTGCTGCTGCTCACCGGCCTCGCGCTCGCCGCAGTCTGTGGCATCCCCGCCGCCGCCCCCGTCATCAACGGCGCTGACCTCGGCGTCCTCATCAGCCTGGCGATCTTCGTCGCCGCATTCACCCCCGGGAGGGACTGATCATGACCGTGAAGCTGTCCGCAGCACTGCCCAAGGAGTTCGACGCGAACGGGATGGAGAGATTGCACCGCCAGCTCGTCCAGCACCCCGAGCGCCGCCACCTGATCGTGATGGTCGTCGACACCGCGAAGAAGCAGATCGACTACACCGCCGGGGGAGAGGTCACCCCGATCGCGGGGGTGCTGTTCATCGAACCGATTCAGGACGCGGAGGACGCCGAGCAGGTGCTCGACATCATGGCCCGCACCCGCGCCGAGCGCACCGGCGACGGCACCCTCGACTTCGACTTCGGGGTCGGCGACCCGTTCGCCGACACGGTCAAGAGGATGCGCGACGAAGGCATCACGGTCCAGGTGAACGGCGAGGACCAGGCATGAGCATCGCAGAACTCCCGATCACCGCGAAGCTGATCGTTCCCGAGGACGCGCCCCGCACGGTGTGGATGCTCGAGCGCGGCGAGGGCGTCACCGCCTCCGAGGTGTGGGCGATCGCACGCGGCGGCATCAAGACGTGGCGCCGCATTCTCGAGCAGAAGATGAACGGGTCAGCCTTCGGCGGGACGAAGGCCACGAAGGCCGGATCCGCGCGCGAGGCCGCGCTGCTCGCCGACGCGATTGACGAGATCGACTGGGTCGAGCCGAACACCGGACTGTGGGCGGCCGCCGAGAACGACCGCCACCGCGCGACCCCCGACGGCCTCGGCCTCCTCGCCGGTGGCCTGTGCACCGTCGAGGTGAAGTCGCACGAGCACGGTTACAAGGGCGACGCGTTCCCGATGGATCACAAGGCGCAGACCGTGTGGCAGCGGTACGTGCTCGGCGCCGAGTTCGCCCTCTACGGCGCGGAGATCCGCGACGAGGACGACATGCCTCCCGCGGACGGCGCGGACTGGCAGTTCGTCGACGACCCCGACGACGAGCTGCTCGCGTTCCTCATCTACCGCGCCGACAAGTTCCTCGCCTGGCGTGACGCCGGATGCCCCGACTTCGACGACCTCCCCGCCGAGGTCGCCGAGGCGCAGGCGAAATGGGCACCGCTGAAGCGTCAGCTCGACGCCGCGGCCGCCGCAGAGAAGGAAGCGAGCGACGCCGTGAAGAACGCGATCGCGAAGCTCCCGCACGCGGGGCGGTTCGGAGTGGTCGGCATGACCGAGGAGGGCGGCTTCCAGAGCATCGTCACCGAGTCCACGTCGATCAACGAAGCCGCCTGGCGGGCCGCCGATCCCGTCGCTCACGGTCGGGCCGAGATGCTCCGTGTCGAGCTCGCACTGCTCGAGGCCTCGGCGAAGCAGACCTTCCCGAAGACCACGCGCCGCACGTCGCTGCGCTTCCAGGAGGCCGAGAATGTCTGACCCCGTCACGATCCCCGAGGTGAAGACGATCGCCGAGGTCGAGCGCATCGTCAACGGCTCCGGCCTGTGGGACGGCACCGGCGAGGTCGAGTTCTCCGACGACGGCGCCACATGGACCGCCGCGTGGACGCCTGACGCCGAAGGCGCGCACCCGCAGTTCGCCCGCGTGTCCGTGTACCGCAAGGAGGTGCGCATCCCTACGACGGTCACGATCCGCTGGGATGAGCAGTTCCCGCAGGCGTCGGAGGAGTGGGCGGGGAAGTGGCTCCGCTCGCCGATGCGTCACTTCGGCCGCACGGTGCGCATGGTCGGCTACCGACAGACGTTCCGCGAGCTGCTCGGCGACGTCCGCATCGAGGACGAGGCTGACGACCGCGTCGCCGCCGCACCTGCGGATGCCGCGCCAGCGGCAGAGCGCGACTGGGCGGCTGAGATCGCTGGGGCCGTGACGCTCGAGCAGCTGGACGCCGTCGTCGCCGAAGGACGCACCGCACGCGTGTTCAAGCCGAACCAGGAGGGAGTCGCACTCGACCTCGCGCAGAAGGCACGCCGCCGTGAGCTGATTGCCCTTGCCGACGTCGCCTGGACGCCCGAGCCCGCGCCGGAAGAGCCCGCCGAGACCACCACACCGGCGCGTCCCGCACCGCGCGACTACTTGCCGCCGCAGAACCGCGCCGAGCGTCGCAAGGCCGCGCGCAAGAAGGGCGGGAAGCGATGACCGTCAACTTCGCCACGGGCGAGGTCACCGAGGAGGAAGCCGCGGCCGCCGGCATGGACATGGTGCCACTGAACCTCGCGGCGCTATCCGAGGATGAGCTGATCGCGATGCTCCCGACTCCGGTGCAGTGCGCCGGTGCGCTGCAGTACGCCCGGCAGGTCGCCGCCCGCGCACCGAAGGCGCTGAACGAGCTGCGCACGGCGCTCACCAAGCGCGAGCGGGAGCTGACGATCGCCGTCGCGCTCGGAGCCCGTGACCTCCTCGCCGAGTACCCGCGCCTTCCGATGAGCGAACGCCGCGACATCGCCCGCGCGACCGACACGCGTGTCCAGGACGCGCAGGAAGCCCGCGACACCGCCTGGCTGCTCCTCGAGTACGCCCGCGACTACGACCGTGCCATCGGCCGCGACATCGACATCCTGCGTTCCCTGAACGCCAACTTCCGAGGAGAGCACCGATGAGGATCCATCAGGCCCGTCAGACGAACTTCAAACCGTCCACGAAGGGCGCCCACGTCCAGGTCTCGTCGCCGTGGGAGTCGATCCATCGGACACTCGCCCCCGGGTTCGGATCAGCGTACGGGGTGTGCTGTAGCACCGAGATCCGGCCGCGGAGCTCGACCTGCCATCCGTCGCGCGTCCGCTTGGGGAAGGCCGGGTACGCATCCCACGACCAGCCGACGTCGGTGTCGAAGCTGACCTCTGTGACCGTGACGGTCTCTCCCAGGTGGTTCTCGAGAAGCCAGATCCCCGGGCGCGCATCGCGCCGCCATTGCCAGTACTCCGTCGGCTCGGCGACACGCGTGGATGCCTGCACCGCAGTGTCGATCTTGCCCTGGATCCGTCCCGTGGTCGTGACTCGGATCCTGAGGAGCGCCCGGCAGACCGCTCGGATGCCTCGTCCGATTGCCTTGAGCACGGTCCAGGTGGTGCGCCAGAAAACCGCGCTGAGTAGGAGGGTGAGGAGGGTGAGCCCGATGGCGGTCCACCCGGCCGGGTCCTCGCGAAACAGCTTCAGCAAATCCACCCTCCGCACTCTATCGGGGGCGACCCGATGACCGCCCTCGCTGGCTACCAGCACCCGAACGTTCCATGGAACGGCTTGACCGTCACTGACCTATTCTGTGGCGCGGGCGGATCCAGCAGCGGCCTCGTCGCGGCCGGATACCGAGTCGTGATCGCTGCGAACCACTGGGCGCTCGCGATCGAGTCACACCAGATGAACCACCCCGACACCGACCACTCGCAGGCGGACATCTCGCAGGTTGACCCACGCTACTTCCCGCGCACGCACGTTCTCTGGGGGTCGCCGGAGTGCACGAACCATTCGATCGCGAAGGGAATCAAGCGGCAGCGCCAGCAGGACCTCGCGCTGTTCGAACTCGATGGCACCGCGCCACTGCCTGACGAGGCCGCGAACCGGTCTCGCGCGACGATGTGGGATATCCCGCGCTTCGCCGAGCACCACCGGTACATGGCGATCATCCTCGAGAACGTCGTCGACGCGTACCGCTGGGACCAGTTCCCGGCGTGGCAGCTCGCGATGGAGAAGCTCGGCTACCGCATGCAGTTCGCATGGCTGAACAGCATGCACGCGCAGATCGGCGGCCTCCCGGCCCCGCAGTCCCGCGACCGCATGTACATCGTGATGTGGCGCGAAGACCTCGCCAAGAAGAAGAAGGGACTCACCGGACCCAACGTCGCGAAGTGGACCAGCCCGATGGCGCTCTGCCTCGAGCACGGCGAGATCCAGGCCGTGCAGGCGTTCAAGAAGACCGAGCAGTGGGGCCGCTACCGCGCGCAGTACCTCTACCGGTGCCCGAAGTGCTGGCAGGTCGTCGAGCCCGGATGGCTCCCGGCTGCGTCGATCATCGACTGGTCGATTCCGGCGCCGCGCATCGGCGACCGGGCGAAGCCACTCGCTGCGAAGACCGTCGAGAGGATCCGCCGCGGCATGGAGCGCCACTGGACACCGTTCCTCGCCAAGGCCGCAGGGAACACGTACGACGGCGTAACCACGGGAACGGGATACCTCCGCATCGCCGAGGTCGGATCACCGATGCCCGTGCAGACCGGCAGCGCCGAGCACGGGTTCGCGGTCCCGCCGCTCATCGTCAACCACGTCAGCGGCGCCGACGCAACGCGCTCCGAGCCGATCACGCGCGAGCTGCCCTCCATCGTCGCGGGTGGGCTCCACGCTTCCCTGCTCGTGCCCGTCGAGGGTCGCGAGGGCAAGAGCGCGGCGCCGGCCGCCGACCCGCTGCGCACGCAATCGACGCGCAACGAGACCGGGCTGCTGGTGCCGTACTACAGCAAGGGCACGGCGCGGACGACGTCGGAGCCTATGGGGACGGTGACGACCGTCGACAACGCCGGTCTGGTCGTCCCGCTGCGCAACCACGGCGTTGCGAAGCCGACGTCTCACCCGATCGACACGGTCAGCGCGGAAGGCAATCACCACGCACTCGTCATGCGGAACAACCGCGGCGGCGCCGAGATGTCGACGCCCGTGACCGAGCCGATCCGCACGCTCACGACCGGCGGGCACCAGTCGCTCATCGAGCCGAGCGCGCCGATCAGCCTCGACGTCGAGGACGCTGGGTTCCGAATGCTTGAACCGCACGAGATCCAGGCGGGCATGGGCTTCGCCCCCGACTACCTTCTCCTCGGATCGAAGCGCGACAAGGTGAAGCAGGCCGGGAACGCCGTCACTCCACCCGCGGCGCGCGACCTCGGTCACGCCGTCGCCGAGTTCCTGCTGGCGGTGGCATCATGACCGCTCCGACGACCGAGGTGCGTAACGGCGTCTACCTCCGCGATGGCTATCGCTGTGTGATGTGCGGCGCGCTCGAGAAGACCTTCCAGCACCGCCGCGCGGTCGGCATGGGCGGATCCCGCAACGTGCCAACCGCCGTCGACGGCCTGACCCTCTGCCTGACCTGCAACGTCGCGTGCGAGCGCGAGCTGCAGGGGAAGGCGCTCGCGAACGGCTGGAAGGTGCGCCGCTGGGTCACCGCACCCGAGCGCGTCCCGGTCTACTTCCCGCACGAGTTTGCCTGGTATCGCCTCGAGGGCCTCAACCGCATCCGGATCTCTGCCCCTGTCGCGATGGAGATGGGCTGCTCGGTCTACGGCGACGAGTGGATGCAGTGGCGGCTGAGCGTGATCGGAGGCGCGCGATGAGGCGCTGGATCGTCGTGGAGTGGAACCAGGCATCGGGTCAGCCGCGCGTCGTCGACATGGGAGAGCTCTACTGGACCGAGGGCGAGGCCGAGAGCGTCGCAGCTGATGAGCGCCAGCGCACGGCCGCCGTCGGTCGGCGCGAGCGGTACACCGTGCACATCGTCGATCTGGACGTGACGTCATGAGCGCGATGCCGGAGTTCGCGATGACCTACGTCGTCTACTGGCCCGAAGCCGGCGTACTGAAGGTGGGGCGTGCGTGGCGCTTCCACCGGGTGCAGATGATGACTCGCTCCGGCGGACACATCGTCGTGCTCGCCCGCGGCACCGACAAGACCTGGGAGGCCGAGGCGCTGCGCACGCTGCGCCGATGGTTCCCGCAGGCATTCAGCAACGAGGACGAAGCGCGCGAGCTGCTGTTCATGGGCCGCGGGTGGACCGAGTGCTTCGAGGTCGATGAGCACCACCTGCAGCTCGCCGTCGACCTGTGTTTCGAGGGATTCGCGAGAGGGAACGATCAAGGTGTCAACGAAGAACGTGCAACGGAAGATCAGCGCGGAGGATCTGCAGTTCCGGGGGTACCTGCGAGCCCCGATGGCGGCGAAGCCGACGGCGATCGGCCTCTGGCTGCACACCGACGGCCTCGGCCGCCGCGAGGTGGTTCCGGAGCTGCTCGCGGCCGCGATCTATCCCGGCGAGGCGGCGACCGAGCTCGTGCTCGAGCATCTGCTGATGCTGGACGAGTCCGGGTTCCTGGACTTCTACCAGGCCGATGGGACCGAGTATCTGGTGCTGCGGCGCCCGCTGAGGGTGGACGGTCGCCTCGCGTGGTCGAACTGTCCCGAGCCGCCTCATCGCGAATCTTCGCGAACGTTCGCGGCTGTGGGGGGAGCGCGGGCGAGGGCGGGGGAGCGGGTGCGTGCCGAGCAGGCCGCGAGGGCGTCGGAGTGGGCGCAGTGGGCGGACGAGCACGAGAGCAAGCCCCAGCCGCCTCGGAGACCCCTTCTGCTGGATGCTCCGCCCATCGGATGCCCCGATCACCCCTTCGGCAGGTTCAAGGACTGCGGACCATGCGGCACCGCGCGCCGGCGTCACGATCGCTGGGTCCAGGAGGCCCGCTACGGCGAGCAGATGACCGACTACGAGCAGATCCGAGACGGAGAGGAGGTGTGGGGTGGTGACCCATTTTGACGCCCTCGCTGACTTCATCGAGATGACCGTCACAAGGTTCACGAAGGACCAGCAATTCCGGTTCCGCCTGATGGCTGAGGCCGACGCGACCCCGCGGGAGACCGCACGCAAGATCGCCGCGGAGGCACACGCCGCGGCACTGAGGAGGACAGCATCATGAGCACCAAGACGGTCTATCTGCACCTGAGGAAGGGCCCGGGCTACGGCCGCTTCTCGGTCGTGAAGATCGCGAAGACCCGGGATGCGGCGACGCGCGACGGTGATGTCGTCATGCCTCTCGAGATTGAGTTGCCGCACGACTTCTTCGAGCGCGCCGCCATCCGGGTGCATGTCGAGCCGATGGCGGGGGAGAAGTGCTGATGGTCGGCGAGACCGTGATCACCGTCGTCGGCAACCTGACAGCCGACCCCGAGCTGCGGTATACGCAGAACGGCCTCCCGGTGGCAAACTTCACCATCGCGAGCACGCCGCGGACGATGAAGGACGGCGAGTGGACGGACGGCGACCCGCTCTTCCTCCGCGCGAGCGTCTGGCGAGAGGTCGCCGAGCACGTCGCCAGCAGCCTGACGAAGGGCATGCGCGTGGTCGCGCAGGGTCGCCTTCGGCAGCGCTCGTACCAGGACCGTGAGGGCAACCCGCGCACCGCGATCGAGCTCGAGGTGGACGAGATCGGCCCCTCGCTCCGCTACGCGACGGCGCATGTCACCCGCGCCGCGCGCACCGATGGACAGAGACCGGCGGCGCCCGCTCCGGCACAGGAGCAGTGGGCGACCTCCGAGCCGCCCGCGGATGGGGGATGGACCTATGGTGACGACACACCGTTCTGATTTGGTCGACGAGATCGAGAAGGCGCTTCGTGATGAGGCGTACGACGGCGGGTTCGGGTACATGGGCGACGAGCAGTTCACGGCCTACGTGCGCACTCTGGCGGTGGCGGCGGCGAAGGTCGTGGAGGAGGCGCACACCCCCACCGCTGGATCTTGCTGGGATGCCGCACCGCTCGTCGTCCGAGCGGGTGAGTGCGATCCGGCGCCGACGCTGTGCGAGCTCACGGCAGGGCACCAGGGCGCGCATCGCTCGGGGCAGACGGAATGGATGCACACACGCCCCCTCACCCCGACCGACGACGAGCGGGAAGCGCTGCGAGCTGAGGCGGAGAAGGTGCAACGAGCCGCGTGGGCAGAGATCCACGGGCAAGACCCGAGCCGCACGTACAGCGTCGCGGAGGTGAAGCGGCTCGTCTACTCGTTCGACAACGTGCTCTCGTCCGCTCTCCGTCGTTTCGACGTACCCGAGCCGAGCGCAGAGGCGACTCTTTCCGAAGTGCGATCGCATGCCGAGCGCTTCGCGAGCCGTCCCCCGACATCGCCGTACTCGATGGGTCTGCGTGACGCGTGGCGCACGATCTTGCGGAAGATCGACGGCATCCCTACCGGTGCCGAGGTACCGGAGCCGAGCGCCGACACCTGCGAGCACTGCGGTAGGCCAGACGGCAATCACATGCTGATCGAGCCCCGACTCACCATCAAGCTCGCACCGGAGCCACAGGGCGAACCGTCCGACGCGCGGCGTACCGAGATCGAAGCTCGCGCGCTCGAAGGGTTCCTGGGGAAGCTCGCTGGTGACGGCGCGTACACGCTCGACTTCTCGTCCGCGGCGAACCTGCACGATCACATCGCGCAGCTGCTGAAGCGCGACATCGCCGCTCTGCGTGCTGCCGGGGGTGTGCGATGAGCGACTACACGCCGACGATGGAACGGCTGCGCGCCGATTACCTGCGGATGCGGGCCGAACGCTTCGGGTTCACGGACCTCTACGCGGCGGAATGGGATCGCGCGCTGGCTGCTCACGATGCCGAGGTGCGGGCTGGTGTCGTAACCGAGGAACCCGAATGGGAATACGGCGTGAGGCTGCACCCGGACATTGAGTACAAGCCGAACGAGAACCGGGCGACCTACACGCCACCCACTACGCCTCACACGTCACTTGAGCGGGCACAGGAGATGGCGGGGCTGAATCCTCGCTACCGAGCCACCTATCACCGTCGCCGCAAGGCTGGCCCGTGGGTGCCGGTGAAGCAGGAAGGAGCGGAGAAGTGAACTCGCTATCCGCGTTCCGGATGCTGGCCAGCGATGTGCTTGGGCTTCAGAGAACGATCGTGAGGCGCAGTAAGCGTCTCACCGCCGTCGTCAGCCCAGTGTTCGGTAGCGTCCCGATCGGACCTATCGTCTGCGGCCGCACGGGCAGCCTCCTCCTCCTTCCCGCTTCGGCCGATGATCTCGCGGATCTTCTCTCCGGTCGTTCCCGTCGCGCTTTCAACGGCCGTCGTCGCATCGTTGACTTTGCGTTCGACCGCGTCCACCACGCGCTGGGTGAGATGCGAGGCGCCTTCAGACGCCGCCTTGATGTGGTCTCCAACAGACATGGCATTGCTCCTTCGTTATCTCCGCCGGGATCGGCGGAGCACGTTCAGGGCCCGGAGGGACCGTTACGGCTGCGGTTCCTCAAGAGCCCGAAGATCACAGTGCCGACGAACAGGATGATTCCGATGATTGCCAGCCAGAGCAGGCCCTTGATGGCGAAACCGACAACGGCCAGGACGGCCCACACGATGAGCAAGATGACGAGGACGGTCCACATGTTGCTCACGCTACGCGCATCCGCACCCGATAGATACGGGTTCTGGATTCAGCCCAGCAAGCGCACCAAGATGAGGACCCATCGCATGGTCATCACCGAACCGGTTCCTGCGCTGCCGTCAGCGGAAGGAATCGCCGATGTCTGACCGTCACTGCATCCGGGGGTGCGTGCGCCCCGGCGAGCACTATGCCGCGTGCCAGTTCAGCGGGCCCGACTACCTGGGCGCGTTCCGGTGCGATGGTTGCGCGCCGCGCGAGTGCCGGGACGGGTCGCTGATCTGTGACCGCTGCTTCGGCCGGATGCGTGCGCTGCTCGCCGACGGCCCTGACCTGATCGGGCGGGTGCGGTCGCTGGCGGATCCGATGAAGGCCACGCCGACGGACAAGGCGCCGGGAGGGCGCTCGTCGGCGTCCGAGCCGCCGGCACCGATCGATGCGGACCTCGTAGATGCGCTGGCCGTGCTGAACAGGCTCGAGCCGTGGTGGCACGTCACCCTGTCGGACTACTCGAACGACCTCGAGGTCATCACATGGCTGGGCGAGGTCGTGCTGGACCGGCACCCGGAGATCGCGGGGGAGCGCGACGGGTGGTCGGTCGCCGACGCGATGGCGAAGTGGGGAGTCGAGCGCCGCACCGACGTCCACGTCTTCCCCGACGAAGACCCAGGGCACGAGCCCGAGAGCGCGCCCGTCCGCGAGTGGTACGACCCGCTGCTTACGCTCGAGCAGGCCGCGAAGCGCGCGAAGGTATCACAACGGCAGACACGCCGGTGGGTCGAGAAGGACGAGCTGACCGTGGTCGCGCAGCACCGGGGACCGCGGGGGACGGTCATGAAGTACGTCTACGCCTCGGCTGTCGACAGCGTGGCGGCAAAAATGCGCGATCGACAGGAATCGACTCGCTTCGCAACGCCGCAGGGCGGGTAGGGCAGAATCGCAATCATGGGTAGACGGCAGACGGATGCGCGGCTCGGCCCGATCGCCACCGTCGCGGTGTGGGTGGTCGCTTTCGCCATCGTGGCAACCATCGGCGGCCTGATCGCGCAGGCACGAGGAGACGCCCGAGACGCCGACTTCGCGGCACGTTCAGGCTCGGTGGACGTGCCGCTATCGGGAGAGATGTCGAACGAGCAGGTGACGGTAGTCAGTGCGGTACTCACGACGGACGCCGAGTCATACACGACGACCATGACCGTGAGGGTCACCGCAGGGCCGGCAGCCTCGAACCGCAACCCTCCGATCCGGATCACCACCCCGATGGTGACCTGTGAGACCACGCGGGCGTGGCTGTGGAATCTCGATCAGGACGACCTGCCGATGAAGTGCGACCGCCACCTACATAAGGACGAACTCGACGGCGTCGGGAGCGGCGTCGTCGAGATCGGCCGCTGAACGGGGCTCGACAACCTCCCGCGTGTTCTCCGGTGTGTCCGGATCTGGTGCTAGGCTGTGCCTTGCACCAGAACTGAACCTACAGAACGCCTCAGCCCTCGCGGCTGGGGCGTTTTGCTTTGCACGGTCGGGGGTCCACGATGACGCGATCCGCCGTGCTCGAGAGGTTGCGCCGTGCGTACATCGTTGACGAGTCGGGATGCTGGCTCTGGACGCGGTCGGTGCAGACGGCCGGGTACGGTCAGATACTCGTTGAGGGTCGTCGATGGCTCGCCCACCGGCTGATCTACACGCTGCTCGTCGGCGAGATCCCGGAGGGCATGGTCGTCGATCACGTCTGCCGCACGCGGCGATGCGTCAACCCCGCTCACCTGCAGGTCGTGACGGTCAAGCAGAACTGTGAACACCGCGCCGGCAGCACTTCGGGCGGATCGGGAGTGCGCGGCGTGACCCGCGATAGGCGCACCGGGCGATGGCTCGCTCAGGTGAAGCACAACCGTGTCAGCCACTTCGTAGGCCGCTTCGATCGCCTCGAAGATGCAGCTCTCGCGGTCGCGTCGAAGCGTCGAGAGCTCTTCACCAACAGCTTGGCCGACAAGGCCGCATAGACCGGCGCGGGCGGCGGGGTCTGGAAAGGCCCGGGCGCGCGGTACCCAGCCCGCAGGGGCGCCCCTGGCACGAGTAAGCCGCCGCCCACGTCCGATCATCTTCCGGCCTGCGTTCGCTGCGGCGCACATCGTTCACGCGCGCAAGCCGAGCGAGCCGGACATCTTCACCGTGGGAGGCCGCCTGATGGGCAGTCGATCGATCCGAGATGGCAGGGGTCACCGTGCCTACCGTCGCAAGCAGGCCGCCTTGAAGCGCCGCACGAAGGTCGAGGACCTGCCCTGTGGGTACGGATCACCCTCGGGGTGGGGTTGCGGCGAGCACATCGACACCGACCTGCCTGCCGAGCACCGCATGTCGTTCACCGCTGACCATGACGAGGCGATCGACAACGGCGGTTCACTCGTCGCGCAGGTGCTCGTGCCGATGCACCGCAGCTGCAACAGCCGGAAGTCGAACCACGCCGCGACCGAGATCTGGGCGGCAACGTAGACCGGGAGGTCACCATGAACACGAGTAGCCGCGTCGACGTCGTGCTCGCCGAGGGGAAGCCCACGGCCGCCGCCGTCGAGCACACCGTGACCGAGCCGGTCGAGACTGCCGACGTCGCCCCTGACCCGTCCCGCCGCACCATCGTGCTCGCGCTGACGAAGCAGGAGGGACGCGAGACCGCCGAGGCACTGGGCATCGAGCCCGTCGCCATCGTCACGCCACGCAGGCCTCATGCCTCGGTCGGCATCGTCGCCGACGCGATCATCGAAGCGCCCGGCCTCGACCGTGCCGTGGTCGACGAGCTGATGGTGAACGCTGGCCCGTCGCTCGCTACGTCCACCGTGGATGCGTCATGACCCCGTGGGGCCTCATCGTCTGGGCTCTGGCGGCCGCTGCGTCGCTCGTCATCATCGGATTCGGTGTCGCGTTCGCCTGGGGCCTGATCAAGGCCGCACGGCTCCTCTGACACCTCAGACCAATCACCCCACCCGGGTCGACCCGCGGATCGTCAAAAAATCCAGGGTCGGCCCGGGGCTGCCAGCCTCCCGCGCGGTCCTGGCAGCTCTCTCCGCAGGTAAGAACGCGGGATGGGGGAATTGGGGAGTCAGGGGGAGTTATGGGACGTCCCAAGGCGCCCTGTGGCACCGACGCGGCCTACCGCCGACACCTCCGCGAGGGCGTCGAGGTCGACGAGGCGTGCCGCCGCGCTCACACCGAAGCCGGCCGGAAGCCATCGAAGCGGTCGAAGCCGCGCGCGCCCCGGTCGCCGGCGTTCGTGCCGACCGCTGACGCTCCTCCAAGCGATAACGCCGAGCAGCCGGACGACATGAAGCTCATCGTCGACACGCTGCGCACCGCGTTCACGACGATCGCCGCATCAGACCCGACCCGGCTCGCTCCGATCTCCCGCGAATTCCGCGCCGCCGTCGAGGCCACGCGCGGCCCCGCGGATGCGCCGAAGGAGCTCAGCCTTGCCGACCAACTCGCCCAAGCCCGCGCTGCTCGGGCTGCAAGAACCGCGGGTTCGGGCGCTACCGGCTAGCCGCGTTGACACACTCCTCGACGACATTCTCGACATCTGCGACCTCGCCGCCATCCGGTGCGACCCGTGGCAAGAGGGCGCGCTCGAAGCCGTCGCGTCGATCGACGACGAGGGCCAGTGGGCGGCGACCGAGTTCGGGATCCTCGTCTCTCGACAGCAGGGCAAGGGCAACATCCTTCTGCCGTACGAGCTCGCCCACCTGTTCCTCTGGCCCCGCGAAGACGGCGCGCCGAAGCTCATCGGCCACACCGCGCACGAAGGCCCGACCGCTCGCGAGGCATTCCGCCGCGCTCGCCGCATCATCCTCGCCTCGCCAATTCTGCGCGCCGAGCTCGTCGGAGGCGGGAAGCAGACCGCCCAGGGCGTGACCGGGATCTCCACCGGCAACGGCAATATGGCGATCGAGCTGAAGAACGGCAACCGCATCGTCTACTTCACCCGCACGGGTGCCGCCGGCGTCGGTGTCTCGTACGACGTGCTGATCGTCGACGAGGCACAGCACACGCCGCTAACGATCCTCGAGGCGCTCCTGCCGGCGACGGATGCCAGCCCGAACAAGCAGGTGCTGTTCACCGGCACGGTCCCGAAGGAGGACCAGGACGGTGAGTACTTCGAGGGCTTGCGCGACCGCGGCCGCAAGGGCGGCCTCGAGCGCACCGGCTGGATCGAACACACCCCGGTGGGCTCTGATCACCCCGACGCGCTGAAGAACATCGACCTCGGCAGCGCGGACGCGTGGCGCGAGGCAAACCCGGGGCTCGGCATTCGCCTCGCGTGGAAGACGATTCAAGACGACTGGGACCGTATGGGGCAGACCAGCCCCGACGCGTTCGCCCGCCAGCGCCTCTCGATCTGGCCCGCTCGCCGCGTGGAGGTCGCCGAGAAGCTCTCGGCCCTCGACCTCGAGGTGTGGAGGCGGCACGAAGACGACGACGCCGGGGTCGCCGGCGACGGCGTCGTGCTCTCTCTCGCCCTCGGGCGCGGTGGCGGGTTCGGCACCATCGGCGCCGCCGTCCGCGCAGACACCGACACCATCGCCGTCGAGCATCTCCACACGGACAGCGGAACCCTCTGGATCGCCCCGATGCTCAAGAAGCTGAAGGCCGAGCATGGCAACGCGCTCGTCGTGCTCGATCCGAAGAATGCCGCGGCCGTGATCGCTGCGCTCGACCAGGCGAAGGTCAAGTACCTCGCCATGAACCTCGACGAGATCGCCGCGGCTCACACGCTGTTCATCGAGCACGTCAACGCCGGACTCGTCCCGCACCGCCCACAAGCCGAGGTCACGAAGTCGCTCGAGTTCGCGACGACGCGCAACATCGGCCGCGCCGGCGTGACGTGGGAGCAGTCCGACCCGACGAAGCCCGTCACGATGGCGCAGGCGATCACCTGGGCGCTGTGGGGCGTCCTCAAATCCGAGGCGACCCCGAAGAAGAGCACCCCGCCGCCGCCCAAGGCCGCGGTCCTCAAACGAGACGACGTCGCCGGAAGCGACCTGGACCTCGCGACAGCGCGGTTCTGAGAGAGGAGGCCGCCTTGTCCGAGACCGGATACCAGGTCGACTCGACGCTCCCGGGGTGGATGGACTGGGTCGCCGAGACGAACGAAGACAACCCGGATCTGCAGTGGCCGAAGTCGATCAACGTCTTCGACCGGATGCGCCGTGAAGACCCGCAGGTGAAGTCCGTGCTCCGCGCGGTGACGCTGCCGATCATGCGCACCGAGTGGGCGATCGATGGGACCGGATGCCGCCCCGAAGTCGTCGCGCACATCGCCGCCGACCTCGGCCTGCCGATCAAGGGCCAGCCGCCGATGGCGCCGCTGCGTACGAAGGGTCGATTCTCGTTCAAGGAGTTCCTGCGTCTCGCGCTGCTGTTTCTCGTGTACGGCCACTCGTACTTCGAGCAGGTCTACGACCAGACCTCCGACCCCGGGCGCACGCACCTCGCGAAGCTCGCCTGGCGGCCGCCCCGCACGATCTCGAACATCGAGGTCGCCCGTGACGGCGGCCTTATCGCGATCGAGCAGGGCGGCCTGCTGGGCAGCGGCAAGGTCCGTATCAAGGTGAAGGACCTCGTCGCTTTCGTGCACGAGCGTGAGGGCGCGAACTGGCTCGGCGAGTCCCTGCTGCGTTCGGCGTACAAGATGTGGATCCTCAAGGACCGCGTCCTGCGCATCCAGGCGCTGACCGCTGAACGCAACGGACTCGGCATGCCCGTCTTCACGGTTGGGGAGCCGCCAGAGGGCGACTTCGACCAGATGGTCGAATGGCTCGACGCCGAGATCAAACGCGGCCTCGAGATCGTGAAGCAGGCGCGGGCCGGGGAGGCCGCCGGAGTCTCGCTGTCGAAGGGATCGACGTTCCAGTTCGTCGGCGTGAGCGGCAAGCTCCCCGACACCGATAAGCCGATTCGGTACTACGACGAGCAGATCGCTCGCGCAGTCCTCGCCCACTTCCTCAACCTCGGAACCGAGACGGGCTCGTGGGCGCTCGGGTCGACGTTCGCGAACTTCTTCACCGACAGCCTGAACGCCGTTGCGCAGAACATCGCCGACGTCATCCAGCAGCACGTCATCGAAGACCTCGTCGATCTGAACTGGGGACCGAACGAACCGGCGCCCCGACTCGTGCCGGCCGCGATCGGCGAACAGCAGCAGATCACCGCCGAGGCGATCAAGGGTCTCATCGAAAGCGGCGCGGTCCAGGTCGACGACGGGCTGCGCGCCTACGTTCGCGACAAGTTCGGGCTGCCTGTCGAGGACCTGCTGCCGAACACCCCCGACGATGCGGAGTCGCGCGAGCTCGCACGGTTCGTAGCCGAGGTCGTGCAGAAGATCTACCTCGGCACGGACAAGCCCGTGCTGCGCCAGGACGAGGCGCGAGAGATCATCCGCCGCGCCGGTGCCGACATCACCGGAGACGGGCCCGACGTGAGTCGGATGCCATCGACAGAGGCTGAGGAGGCCGCATGACCACGCACAGCTCGGGAGCGAATCGCTTCTTCGGGTCACACACCCAGCCGAAGTCGAAGGCGGAGATCTTCGACGCGATCACCATGCCCTCGCCTGCGGGGGAGGGGACGGTCGCCACGATCCGCCTCTATGGCCCGATCGACAGCTGGGGAGGCTGGTGGGGAATCAGCGCGAGCGACGTCAGCGACGTGCTCGACGCCCTGCCGGAATCCGTCACGCAGATCATTCTCCGCATCAACTCGCCCGGCGGCGAGGTGTTCGAGGCGATGTCGATCCTGAACATGCTCCGCGCCCACAAGGCGAGCGTGCTCGCCGTCGTCGATGGCCTCGCGGCATCCGCCGGTTCCGTGATCGCTGTCGGATGCGACGAGACGGTCATGTCGCCGGGTACGCAGATGATGATCCACTCGCCCTCGACGATCATCTGGGGCAACGCGCACGAGATGCGCAAGGAAGCGGACGTGCTCGACAGCGTCGAGGAATCGATCATCTCGATCTACCGCGACAAGGCCGGCGAGTCCGCATGGGGTGAGTTGCTGGCCGCCGAGACCTGGTACACCGCTGAGGGTGCCGTCGAGGTGGGACTCGCCGACCGTGTCGCCGTCGTGAAGGACGCCGGCGAGACATGCACCGCGGGCGCCGAAGACGACGACCCTGTCGACCCGCTCGAGGGCGACACCGTCGAGGACAAGTACCAGTCCGCGCGCGCTCGCCTCAGCCGGCGCCCCACCGGAGCTGCGTCGCCCATCAAGCCCCCGAGCTCGCCCGAGCCGGGTAACACCACAGAAACGGAGAAGCTCACCATGAGCGATACCTTCCTGGCTGCGGTCCGCGATCGGCTCGGCGTGACCGATGCCAACGCATCGGAGGAGACGGTTCTCGCCGCCTTCGACGAGCACCTCGCGGAGCAGGCCGACACCGTGGCGGCTCCGGCCGCCGCCATCCCCGCCGGCACGCAGCTGATCGAGGACAACGTCCTCTCCCAGATGCGCGCAGACGCCGCCGCTGGACGCGAAGCACGCGAGCAGCAGATCAGCGATCGCCGCGACGGGATCATCCAGAACGCGATGTCGGAGGGCCGCATCAGCGCAGCATCCGCACCGAAGTTCCGCGCGATGCTCGACGCCGACGAGGCGACCGCCACCGCGGTCCTCAACTCGCTGGCCGAGAACACCGTTCACGTCGAGGAAGTCGGCCACGCCGACACCCTCACCAGCGCAGACGACTCGCTCTACGGGTCGATCTACCCCACCGCGAAGGAGGCCTGAGATGGCCAAGAGCTACCTGCCCCTGTTCCGCCCGGGTGACACCGTCACCTTCGGCGTCAGCGCCGCAGTCACCGCCGGTCAGGCGGTCGAGGTCTCCGCGACCGTCGACATGGCCGTCGCCCCCGCGGCTGCCGCATCCGCGAAGTACGTCGGCGTCGCCGGCCACGACGCGGCTGTCGGCGACAAGCTGACCGTCGAGGTCGGCAAGCCCATCCACGAGCTGAAGGCTTCGGGTGCGATCACCCGCGGCCAGCAGCTCGAGACGGCACCCGCCGGAACGGTCCGCACCCTCGCGGCCGGCACCGCGGTGTTCGTCGCCCTCACGTCCGCCGCCGACGGTGCGCTCGTGCGCGCCATCCAGCTCTGAGAAAGGAGAGCACGATGCAGACCTACCCGCTCACCCCGAGCCAGCTCGCCAACGTCTCGGCAGCAGAACTCGTCGCGTTCCTCAAGAACCCGACGCTCGTCGCTCGCCGATTCGGGGAGATCCTGCAGGCACAGCAGTTCCTCGGACTGTTCCTTCTGCAGAAGCGCTTCACCATCACCGGCGGCTCGATCGGCGTGCCGATCAACGAGGTCATCCGCGCCGCCCGTGGCGCTGAGATCGTCGCCCCCGGCGGCGAGTACAAGCTCACGCCGATGTCGGCTGAGGAGTACGAGTTCTACTCTGCGATGAAGGACGGCCTCGCGACCGAGGTCACCGACGAACAGGTCGGACGCCTGCTGCGTCAGCCGATCGACGACGCCTTCACCTTCCTGCAGACCGAGCTCGTGTTCTCGGCGAACGAGGCAGCGCTCGGCGCCGTCGCGTCGTCGGTCACGAACACGTTCGCGGCCGGTGGCACGTGGACGACCGCGAAGCAGATCTACAAGGATGCGCTGCGCGCCAAGGCGCTCGTGCGCAAGCAGAAGCTCGGCTACGCGCTCGACACCGCAGTGCTCCCCGGCGAGCTGTACGCCGAGGTCATCCCCGAGCTGCTCGAGATCCTGCCGAAGGACAGCGGCCAGGCGCTGACCGACGAATTCCCCACCATCGCCGGTCTCACCTGGATTCCGGACGACGGAGAGGACATCGCCGACCCGATGTTCCTCGACCGTCGCCGTCTCGGCGGCATCGCCCGCGAGCAGATCCCCACCCCGGAGATGCAGCACATCGGCGGCGACACCGGCGTCGAGATCGCGGCGATCCGCGAGGGCAAGGCGGAGAAGACCCGCCTGCAGGCGCGCAACGTCCACGTGCCGATCGTCACCGACCCGCTCGCGGCGTTCTACGTCACCGGAACGGAGGGCTGAGATGAGCACGCAGCACATCGCAAGCGCCGCCGTCGTGAAGGTCTCGATCGGATCGCCGTCGGGCAACCGCGTCGCGCAGTTCGTTCAGCGCGGCGACCTCGTCCCGGGTGGCGTCGCCGACGAGCAACTCGAGCACCTCGTCAGCCGCGGCCTCATCGAGGCTGTCGAGGTCGAGGAGCCCGAGGAGCCCGGGGAAGTCGACGAGGGCGCGTACAAGCGCGTCAGTGTCGCCGACCTCAAGGCCGAGATCGAGAAGCGCAACGACGGACGCGAGGACGACGCGAAGATCGTTCCCGCCGAGCCGGGCCAGCGCCCGCAGCTCGTCGCCGCGCTCCTCGCTGACGACAAGAAGTAACCCAGGCAGGGGGCGGTGCCATGATCACGCACGACAAGATCGGCAGCGATGAGGACCTTGCACGCGAGGTCCTCATCGTCGGTCGCGACATCGCCCCCTGCATCCTCTCCTTCGCCGAGGACAGCGAAAAAGAGAAGGACGCGCTCGCAGTGCTCAAGCGCGTTTATCAGAACCTCGCCGAGCGCGGCTCGCTGCTCGTCAAGGCGCAGCGCATCGGCTCGGCGTCCGTCGACTACGCCGACATCGCGTCCGCGTTCGACGGACAGCCTCGCCGGGCACTCCGCGCGCTGTGTGCCCCGGCCTCCGCACCCGGCATGTCTCGCGGGAGCTTCCCGCTCGAGCGTCCGCTCGCGAAGCTCTGGCCGGAGCGATACTGATGCACTTCCCTCACGGCCACACCGTCTACCGGCTGCGCGCCGGCATCGTCCGCGACCGCACCACGAACCGCGAGGTGCGCGGCGACTGGACCAACCCCGACGTTCTGCCCATCCCGGGCGCGTTCGTCGCGCAGACCTCCACGTCGCTGCTCGGCGACGCCACCCGCCAACAGGCCGTCGAGGCGAAGTCGCTGTTCTGCGACGGCACCTTCGACGTGCAGAAAGGTGACCGGATCCGCGACGGCGGGGACGGCGCCCCGATCTACACCATCGACGGCATCCCGCCGGCGGCAGATACGAACCCGTTCACCGGGTGGACGCCGCCTCGCGAGATCCCGCTGACCCGCGCGGTCGGCTGACCGAACGGAGTGCTCATGGCTCGCAGCGGCGACACAGAGGTCGAATTCACCCCGCGCTTCTTCGAGGAGGTGTTGCGGCAGCCGAAGGTGGAACGCCTCACGGACGAGATCGCGGCCGCCGCGCTCGCGAAGATGCAGGCCGACGCACCCCGCGACACCGAGGCATATGTCGAGGGTCTGCACATCGAGCACCACGACTCGCGCTACCGGCGCACCACCCGCGTCGTCGGCTCCGACGAGAAGACGCTGCTGATCGAGTCGAAGACCGGAACCATGGCGCGCGGACTCAAGGCGGCCAAGCGATGAGGGTCATGCCGCCCGACCTGGTCACATGGCTCATGGGCTACGTGTCGGATGCGGCCGACGCCGACGGATTCGAGGTAGACGTCGTCGGCGCCGAACCCGAGGATCTCGAGTTGCCGCTTACGCGGCCGCTGATCGTGATCCGCATCGATCCCGGCTCCCGCGTGGACTGGACGACGTTCGACCGCTCGGTCGGCGCATCCGTGCTTGGCGGATCGAAGAACGCGCCGACCCCCATCGTCGACCTTGCCCGCTGGCTCGCCTCGGTGCTGTTCGACGACGAGCTCCCGCTCGCCACCGGGAGCCCCATCGCGCGGGTCGATTTCAGTGGCTGCAACGGACCGTATGCGGTCCCCGATGAACTCGACGTCGCGCGGCAGTACATGACCGCGCAGTACGTCGTCGAAGGCTCCTGGTGAGCCGCTCACCCGATACGCGGATACGTCGGCAGTCGACGTGACCGTTCCCACCCACCGGCTCCGCATGCGCGGGGCCTTCTTCATGTGAAGGAGAACACCCATGACTGCCGATTCCCAGGGCAACGACCTCGCCTCCGTTGGCGTTCCGATCACCGGCATGGGCGCGTTCGCGCCCGTCGACATCGCGAACGTCATCGACAAGGCCGCCCTCGGCGCGAGCCCGCTCGTGCTCCCCGCCGCCGCCCGACGCCTCGGCCTGTACAAGGTCGACGGCGGTCCGGCCCCGTCGCGCGAGACCGGCGACGCGATCGAGTTCTTCCAGAAGGGCTACACGCTCGCTGGTGAGGGCACCCGCGCCGTGGTCATCAACCTCGCCGAGCAGAACGCCGCCGTCATGGCGCTCACCGAGGGCGCCGAGCCCGACGAGAACGGCGTGATCGAGGTCTCGTCCTCGCTGCCCGGCAACCGCTTCATCCTCTACGTCGTCACCCGCTACCGCGGCGGCCTCGAGAAGCGGCAGATCGGCGTCGCGTCGGTCACGGCCGTCGAGCCCGACCAGCAGACCCGCGGCGAGGTCGAGGGCATCGCGGTGACGTTCACCTGGCAGGAGGACGAGCTGTTCAACGGCGCGCCGTTCTGGCAGTGGGGTCCCGCGATCCCCGGATCCGTCCCGGCCACCGGCGTCACCGCCGGAACGCCCGGATCGTTCACCCCCGCCGGAGCCGCCGCACCGGCGACGCTCGCCGCACTGCAGGCGCTCGGCGCGCTCGGTGAGACGACCGCCTGGACGACGGGTCAGTACGTCGTCCTCGGCGACGCCTCCCAGGCGCACTGGGATGGCGACAGCTGGGCCGCGGGAGCCGCGGCCTGACAGACCGGCTGGTCGGGATGTCGTCGGGTCATCCCGACCAGCCACTCTCACACCCCACCCGACACCACCCGATGACCCGACAAGGAGACCATCATGGCAACACCCAAGACCAAGCCCGCCGCTGCGGCTGTGCCCGAGTACGACTTCGACAATTGGTCGGAGGAAGCCGAGGAGAAAGCGATCGCCGCGGCCGTCCCCGAGGTGAAGTACATCATCGTCGAGAAGCGCTTCATCGGCCGACTCGGCGACGGCACGATCATCGAGGTGCCGCTCACCCTCAGCTTCGACTTCATCGACCAGCTGCAGGCGGACTACTCCACCCCGATCGACCAGTTCAAGGCCATCCTCACGGAGATCGGCGGCGAAGCGATCTCCGCCGACTTCGGCAAGCGGGACATGGTCGAGGGCGCGATCCTCGCCGAGAAGTACTTCCGGGTGCTGCAGCGCGTTCAGCAGGCGGCCTTCCCGGAATGATCGCCGTCGCCCGGGTCATCCGAGAGCACCGGGGAAGCGTCGTGCGCACGCTGCGCGAGACGTTCGGTGTAGGAATCTCTGACCTGGGCGACGGGCTCACCTGGGGGGAGGCACGCGACCTCCTCGAGGAGGCGTCCGCCGATCCCGGCACGCACCTGGGCGCGAAGCTCGCCGGCTGGTCGTATCCCGCGACCACCCGTCAGCTGCTGTCGCTGATCGCCGAGCTCGGCCCGAAGACATCGAAGAAGCTCGTGCCGTGGGTTCTCCCGGACCCGCGGCGCTCAACGACCACCGCGGACGCTGCGGAGGTCGCCGCGGCACAGGCCGACATGGAAGCGGGCCTCGTGTTCGCCGACTGACCCGAGGGGGTGCTGATGTCCTCCGAGGTCGGTTCCGGTCACGTGTCGATCTTCCCGGTGATGACCGGGTTCAAGTCCCGCGTCACCAAGGAGACGCAGGCCGCAGGTGCGGCGGGCGCGAAGACCTTCGAGGGCGGCTTCAAGCGGGCCGGCGCCGCCACTGGGCGGGCGCTCGGACGTGACCTGAAGTCCGCACTGAACTCCTCGGCGGCCGGTCTCGGCGCGGACGTGATGCGCAAGCTGAACGCCGAGGTCGCCTCCGCGTCGGCCGCGCTGTCGAAGGCCCGTATCAAGCAGCAGGACGAGGCCGGCCGGGTCCGCGTCGCCGAGGTGCGCCTGCAGGAGGCGATCGCCAAGTCCGGCGCGAACTCCTCGCAGGCGATCGCCGCCGAGGAGCGCCTCGCTGCGGTGCGCCGCACGCACGCCGCGGCGACGGATGCTGTCTCGGCCGCCTCGCTCCGCCTCGCCGCCGCGCAGACCGCCGCCCGCACCGCGACCGCCGAGCTCGCCGCTTCCGCCGCCCGGTCGACGTCGTCGATGCGCGGCATGCTGCAGAACCTCCGCGCGGGATGGACCGACGCCCGCGCCGCGCAGTCCGCGTTCACCGGCGTGGCCGGATCGATCGGCGGGCTGCTGCGCGCCGTCTCGGACGTGTCAGGGTTGACCCGCCTCGGCACGATCGCGAAGAACGTCGCACTCGCGTCCTCCCGCGCCTTCGTGTCCCTCGCGACGCAGGTCGGCGGGCGTCTCGCGGGCGCCTGGTCGGCGTCGCGGGCATGGCTGGGCAGCGTCGGTGCGGCCGTCCGCGGCGCGTTCAGCCCGCTGACCGGCTACCTCGCCGCGCAGGCGACGCTCATGGCGTCCCCGTTCGTGAAGCTCGGCTCCCGGGTGGCGACGTGGATGAGCCCGGTCACCACGCAGGTGCGCAGCGCGTTCTCGAAGATCGCCGCGATCGGCGGGCCCGCCGCCCGTCAGCTCACCGCCGCGTTCGGGGCCGGACTGGCTCGCCTCGGTCCCGCGGCGGCGTCCGCGTTCTCGAGCGTGGTCGGTGCCGCTGGCCGCGCCGCCTCCGCCGCAGGGCAGGCCCTCGGCCGCGGCATCCAGTCCGCCGCCACCGGCACTGTCACCGTAGCCGCCGCGGGCATCGCTGTCGCCTTCACGAAGGGCTTCAGCCGCCTCGCCGCGATCGACACCGCGCGCGCGAAGCTGACCGGTCTCGGAAACGACGCCGACGCGGTGAAGAACATCATGGGCGACGCTCTCGCGTCCGTCCGTGGCACGAGCTTCGGCCTCGGGGAAGCGGCGACCGTCGCCGCCTCTGCGGTCGCGGCGAACATCAAGCCCGGCCAGCAGCTGCAGTCCCACCTCAAGAACATCGCGAACAACGCCTCCGCGGCGGGGATCTCGATGGAGGAGATGGGCTCCATCTTCAACAAGGCCGCCACGCAGGCGAACGGCGTCCAGAACGACGTCATCAGCCAGCTCGCCGACCGCGGTATCCCCATCTACCAGGCACTCGCCGACCAGATGGGGGTCACCGCGGGCGAGGTCTTCAAGATGGCCTCCGAGGGCAAGGTCGACTTCGAGACCTTCTCGAAGGCCGCCGAAGCAGCCGCCGGCACGGTCGCCGCCGAGATGGGCAAGACCGTCCCGGGCGCCGCGAAGAACTTCCTCGCCGCGATGGGCCGCATCGGCGCGAACGCGCTCGAAGGCGTCTACGGCAAGATCGGTCCGCTGATCGCGGCCGCGACGTCCGCGCTCGGTCCCATCGAGGAGCGAGCGAAGGCGTTCGGTGACGTGCTGCTGCGCGTGGTCGGTCCCGCGATGGACTGGGTCACGAACCTGTTCACCAGGATCGGGGAGGGCGCGTCCCTCGCCGACTTCGGGCTGGGGAACCTCACCGGGGTGCTCGCCCCGCTGGGGGCTGCATTCGCCGCCTTCGGTGCCGGCGGGCTCGCCGGTGTGCTCTCGCGTCTGCCGCTGCTCGGATCGATGCTCGGCGGCCTCACCGGGCCGCTGGCAGCGCTCGGCGGTCCTCTCGGGATCGTCGCCGCCGGCCTCGCCGGTCTCGCCCTGTCGGGCGGGGACTTCGCGGGCCTCGCATCCGGGATCACCGGGATCGTCGATCAGATCGTCGGTGCGCTTCCCGGGCTCGTCGACCAGGTCGTCGCCGTCGTCCCTCGGATCGTCGAAGGCATCGTCGGCGCGATTCCGCAGCTGCTCACCGCGGCCGGATCGATCGTCGGCTCGCTGATCACTGGCATCGTTCAGGCGGTGCCGCTGCTCGTCGAGGGCGCTCTCGCGCTCGTGACCGGGCTGATCGACGCGGTCGTGTCGAACCTGCCGATGATCGTCGACGCCGCGATCACCCTGGTGATCACCCTCATCGAGGGCATCATCACCGCGGTGCCGATGCTGATCCAGGCGGCGCTGTCGCTCATCGGGGGACTGCTGACGGCGATCGTCGGCGCGCTCCCGCAGATCATCCAGGGCGGCATCGAGCTGCTGATGGCGCTCATCCAGGGCATCATCACGGCGTTGCCGATGCTGCTGCAAGCCGCGCTCGATCTGGTGACGGGCCTGCTGACCGCGATCATCGAGAACCTGCCCCTGATCATTGAGGCCGGCATTCAACTGCTGCTCTCCCTGATCACCGGACTCGTCGAAGCGCTGCCACAGCTGGTCACCGCCGCGATCAACCTCGTAGGGCAGCTGCTCACGGGGCTGCTCACGATGCTTCCGCAGCTGATCGAGGCCGGCATCCAGCTGGTCGTCTCGCTCATCACGGGACTGATCGAAGCGATCCCACAGATCGTCGCGATGATCCCGCAGATCATCTCCGCGATCTGGGACGGGCTCGCAGGGGTCGACTGGCTCGACCTGGGTGCGCAGATCATCAAGGGCCTCATCGACGGCCTGTTCAGCATGGTCGGATCACTCGGTGACGCCGTGGGCGACATCGTCGGAACGATCACCGACTTCTTCCCTCACTCGCCCGCCAAGCGGGGCCCGCTCTCCGGGTCCGGGTGGCGGCGGCTGAAGGAGTCGGGTGCGGCCACGCTCGAGCAGTTCAACGCGGGCGCGAAAGACGAAGCCACCGGCTTCGGCGACGCACTCGTCGAGGCGGCCTCGTCGGCGTCGAAGCGGGCACAGCTCACGATGACCTCGGCATCCGCCACGGTCGAAGAAACCGAAGCGGCACGGCGACCGCGCGGTCCCGGCGACGAGCCGGCGGCGGCTGCCGGACCGACGGTGTCCCAGACGAACCACTTCGACAAGACCGACCCGCGTGAGGGCGCCGAGCTGGCGAACCACATGCTGGCCGCCGCGCTGAGAGGAGCATGATGCTTCGCATTCGGGTCGGTGGAGTGACGATCCTGGGCCGGCCCGACGGATCCTCTTCGAAACCGAAGGGGCTCTTCGTCGGGCCGGACGGGTTCGCGGGGTGGGACGACGGCCCCGATCTGCGCCGCGAGGCGGTGGATCGCCCCGGCCAGCACGGGCAGTTCGACATGCCCGTATTCAACGGGTCCCGTGTCGTGTCGATCGATGGGCACGCGCTCGCATGGTCGGAATCCGAGCTGGGGCACCTGCGCGACCTGATCATGGGCTTGGGAGCGTTCGGTGACCTGATGCGGATCACGGTCGACCATCAGGGAAGCACCCGATGGGCCGACGTCCGACGCGGCGCGAAGCCCACCTTCCAGGACGCCGGCATCCGTTTCGGCCTGCTCCGCGCCCGGTTCGCGATCCACTTCGTCGCCCCCAATCCGCGGAAGTTCGGTGAGACGCGGGAGTTCCCCGCAGGTGCCGCGTCGTTCCACTACGGCAACTTCCCGGCCTCGCCCGAGCTCATCGTGACCGGGCCGAAGGCTGGCGGATACACGATCACCGGACCGGGCGGCCGGCAGTACGTCGTCACCCAGTCGCTCGCCGCTGGCCAGACGCACCGGATCGACATGAACACCGGCTGGCTGTACCTCAACGGGGTGCTGCAGTCGGGGGCGGTGTCGCAGGCGCGGACGTGGGCGATCCCCCCGGGAACGTCGGCGATCCACACCATCACGGGCGGCACGGGGTCGATGACCGTGCGTGTGCCTGACACGTTCCTGTAGGAGGCTGCGCATGTGGGAGGTATGGATCCACAACACCCGTTCAGGGTCGCCTGAGCTGCAGCTCCCGAACGTGTCTTCGGCGAACTGGACGCGCCGTCTCGGCTCTCTCGGGTCGGGGTCGCATCAGGTCGAGCTGGCGCAGGCTCGGATGCCGAAGTCGCTGATCCGGGAGATCGCGCGAGGCAACAAGTACACGATCACGCAGCGGTGGGGTGCCGAGTGCGCGTACGCCGGCGTCATCACGAACCGCCGCTACATCGATAAGTCGTCACGGCTGATCCTCAACCACTCCGAGCTGCGCGCCGCGGTGCTTGGGGTTCGACTCCCGCACGGTGTGAACGAGTACAACCCGGCTGCAGGTCAGCGCACCGTCACGAACAGGTCCCACGCCGGCGCGCTCCGTGCGGTGTTGACGTGGGCGACGAAGTCGGGGACGGTGCCCGGGTGGGAGTTGCCGATCGATCTGCCCACGGATGGGGGCGGCGGCTTCAGTGCGACGTGGCGCGAGGAGGAAGGCCTCACGACGAACGACCTGATCGGGCAGATCGAGGCCGATGGCGCTGAGACAGACCTGCACCCGTACATCACGTCTGACGGGTACCTCCGCTACCAGGCGAAGGCCGCAGCGCCGGTGATCGCGACGGCGGGGGCGTTCCTGCTTCCCGTGCGCGCGCCGGGGTCGATCGTCATGGATCTTGAGACCGAGGACGACTACGCCGCGCAGATGACCGGAGTCCTCGGGTTCGGCAACGGAACCGGGCAGGACCGGCTGTGGAAGTACGCCCCGACGGTCGCGGACGGCATCGGGGATCTCCCGGTGCGCGACGTGCGCGTGAACTTCCCCGACATCTACGACCCGAACCGGCTGCAGGCGGCGGTGAATGCCGAGTTCGCTCAGCGACGCCCGCCCGTCGACCAGTGGTCCTTCTCACTGTTCATCGGTGACCGCGGCCCCGCATTCGCCGGCCCCGCGCACCTGCTTGACATGCACGTGTACGGGAGCGACTTCATCGACGACGGCGTGCACTCGAAGCGTGTGATCGCCCTGTCTGGCGACATGGGCTACGTCGTGAAACCGGAGGTGCAACCGTATGGCTGACGACCTCTCAGACGCGCTCCGCGAGATCCGGGAACTGAAGAAGGCGGTGCAGCGCCTTCAGGCCGCCCGCCCCCTGGAGAACGCTTCGGTGACGAACGGCCGCCTCCGCATCATCGGCGGCACATTCCAAGTCGACTCGGGTGGCTCCGTCATCATCGTCGGCACCCTCTCGATCGACGGCACAACCACGGTGACAGGAACCTTCAAGGTCACCGGGCCGTGGCGGCTCGAGGGCAACGGCACGATCACGGGGGACGTGTCGATCACGGGCAATGTGACCTCGACGGGCACGCTCACACAGAATGGCGCGCTCACACAGAACGGGCAGTGGACCCTGAACGGTGCCGGGACCATCGCGGGCAACGTGACCCAGACCGGCGACACGAATCAGCGTGGAAACGTCACCGTGAACAGTGGCGGGAAGATCACCGTTCAGGGCGGCGGCGGCAACGTCGTGCTCGACAGCAGTTTCAGCGCGCCAAGGATGCAGCTGGGATCGGCACAGATCGACGGCGGGGCTTCATCCTTCACCTTCACTGTCGGCGCTCAGGTGATCTATTTCTTCGAGAACACGATCCGTATCCCCGGGATGGCATCGAAGGCTGCCTCGACCGTTCCCGGCGGGTTCGCAGGCGCGGTGCATGTGGACGCTGCCGGCAAGTTCTGGCGACTCACCTGAGTGCCGTTCTCTCAGCTAACCCCCGTTCTGGGGCATCACGTTTGGAGGGGCTATGGCTCTCGTGAAGGGTAACGTCGCGACGTTCGGGCTGGAGTCGATCAGCCTGGCCAGCGCGGAGCTGCGGTTCATCCCGTCGTCCATGGCCGTCACGGGTACGAAGTACCTGTTGTCGTCGCGTCCGGTCCCGGTGACCGTCGCGGCGGATGGCTCCGGCGCGTTCTCGGTGAACCTCATGCCCTCGGACGCGACTCGGCCGTCCATCTACTACATGATCCAGCTCGAAGCGCTGGACGCTGCGGGCAACTTCACGACGCTCGAGTTCCCGGACTGGAAGCTTTACGTTCCCGCGGACGGCGGCGACATCGCGGCACTGCTGGCGACCTCCCTTCTCACGAACGCTGGAATGGTCTGGGTCGACGAAGACCCGCCTGAGAACCCGGCAGCTCGGACCGGATGGCTCGTGACCGACCCGGAAAGCGCCGATTACGGCTGGTACATGGAGTGGGAGAACTGACATGGTTTGGGTGCGCAAAGCTGACCTTCGCTCGAAGGTTCCCGGCCCCCGCGGCGAGCAGGGCCTCCCTGGTGTGAACGCGGTCGAGAACGACACCGCGGTCGCGGCATACGTCGACTCCGAGTCGCTGACGCGGAACACGCTGCTCAAGAACGGCCTCACCGGGTGGCTGCACCTGGACGGCTTCGGCGGTGACCCGACCGGCCTCACGAAGTCGACTGACGCGTTCCTCGCCGCGATCGACGCCGCCGTCCCGGGCGACACGATCTACCTCGGTGCGACCGGCTCCGGCGCGGGGTACGACATCGACGGTGACACGATCGTCATCACGAAGCCGAGCTTGCGGATCCTCGCCGCCGGCCGCGATGCGTACGCCACGTCGATTCGATGCAGCGACACCGGCACGACGATGTTCACGGTCAAGGCGGCCGGATTCGTGATGCAGGGAATCGGGCTCTGGGGCGACGGCACGATGGCTGGTCCCGGTGGCGGCGCGAACGGTGTGGACTCCACCATCATCGGCTTGAAGCTGATGGGTGACGCCGATGGAAACGTCGACGCCGCCATCCGTTCCTGCGCATTCCAGTATCTCGCCCTGGGCGCTCGGCTATACGGCCGCAACGTCGAGATCAGCGAGAACACCTTGTTCTCGAACTGCCTCGACGGGATCCGGCACGCAGGAAAGGACGTCACCTACCACACCGGCCCGGGCGCCGACCAGAACCGCGGCCACGTGATCCGCGACAGCCGCTTCCACAACATCGGCACGTCGCCGGTGAACGTGGGTATCGAGTTCACTCCGGACGCAAAGTTGCTGCACACCGTTCTCGACGGTAACCACTTCGACAGTGGCGGCCTCGGCCGCCACATAGTCATCGCCGGCACCACCGTCGATCCTGCCCGTGGGGTTTCGATCTTCAACAGCAAGCACACGGAGCTCTCCGCCGACGGGATCACGCTCATCAACGCGCAGTACCCGATCGTGAACGGCGTGCAGCTCATGGGCGTCGGAACGGGCACTGGGCACGGCATCGTGCTCGATCAGTGCCTCTACCCGGTGATCTCTAGCGCGGTTATCCGGCTGGTAGGCAAGCACGGCATCGTCGGCACAAACAACGACGGCGCCAGCATCAGCGACACGAAGATCATCCAGGTCGGACAGGACCCGACGTTCGTCGGCTCAGCGCTCGCATTCGACTCCTCGAACGTGAACATCCGCGCGACCAACGTGCAGGGTCACACCGGGGATGGCTACTTCTTCAGCGGATCTCCGGGCGGCGCAGACAGCGCTCTAATCGACTGCTCCTACAACGGCTTCTCTCTGGGAGGTATCAACTCGACGACGCTGCTGAATCACTCCAAGCGCGGCCAGAACAGCTACGTGGAGGGTCGATGGGGGCGAGTGGAGGACACCGGCTATGGGCAGTACGATCTGACGGCCGGCGTGGCGAAGAAGATCGCCGACGTCGCGCTCGGCGGTAACTATGGGAGCTTCATTCTGGAGATCGAAGCGTCTGGAAGGGACTCATCGTCGTTCAATGCGTACTTCGCAGGCAAGCGCGTTGTGCGCCCTGAAAACGGGACGCATTCGATTATCACCTTGGGCACTGACGCGACCTCTGGAATGACGGTCACTGTCGTCGGTGCAGGCGCGCAAGGCGTGTCGGTGAACGTTCAGACCGCGACGGCGACGTTCATCGGGGTCAAGGTGCGAGCTGTCGCGGCGGGCGCCGCTAGCGCAACATCGTCGCGTTCGGTCGGTGTCACGATGGTGACCCAGCCCTGATCGAATGTCGTCCCAACGTGGGGGCTCGTCAATGAGTGCTCCACGTTGGGGTGACGTCCGCTAGGAAGGAACTACCGAAGGACCTTGCGAAAGCTGCAGTTAGATGCTCATTGTCCAGGTAAACAGGAATCCCACCGATCACGGAGTGGCAAACGATCGGGTCGCAGAAGACCTCGGTGTAGTCGACGAAAGCGAACTTCGGATCTGCTATCCCGGCAGCGGCCACTTGCATCGGGCTGGGCGGCGACATCGCGGACGACGGGATCGTGCAAGGGTCGACGCGGTCCTGGGAGCGGGCGATGCACTCTGGCACCGATGCTTGGTGAATCGGGGGATCATTGACGACGACAACGCTCTTGCCCGAGTCAAGCCACGATTGCCAGGCGTCTCGATACCCCGAGCCGTCATCTGGGCTACCGTCTGCGAAGCTATACGCTCGGTCGCGAGCGGTTGTCGCCACCACGTCAATCGTCTGATCCTCAGCGATCTCGCGCACGACTGACTCGCGCCAGGTTGCGCAAGCTGCCTGATGCGTAGGAGATGGTCCGGCCGCAGCGACGCGGGGGTCCAGTGTTACTGGACAGGCGGAGTTCAGATACGTTGTGATCCGGAGTCCGTACGACCTGGCGATGGCGTCGAAAGCCGTGGCCCACATGCCTGCATGTGAATCTCCGACGAGTGCCACATCGATAGCCTGCTCGCCATCCTTCATGCCGAAGGTGCAGGAGAGCACCTCCGCGTTGCCTCGTTCCTGTTGGCAGTACGTCCCGTTAGAAACGGACGCGTTCTGAATACCCCAACCCCCAAGTATCTGCAGCTCGTCGAGGAGCTCGTGTGATTGGGGACAACTGCTCTCAGAGAGCTGCGCCTGCGCCCCGAAACACTCGGACGGCGCGAGCGACTGCTGGTAGAGCGCTTCTGCCGTCTGCTGCGCCCGAACCGTGATGCTTGCCGTTGCGGCTGCTGAGCCTCCCAACAGGATCGCTACGGTGGCCACAGTCGCGGCGAGAACGCGGGCCGGCGTCTTCCACATCCGACCCTTGGCGAACCGCACCGGGTCCTCAACGTAGCGCTTCGTAGCCCATGCCAGGACTACTGTCACGAGAACGACGCCGACCGCTGACAGTCGACTGAGCGTCCCGGCGATCGCAGTCACGGCAACAATGAGCGGCCAGTGCCACAAGTACAGCGAATATGAGATGTCACCAATGAACTGAACCGGGCGCCACGCGAAGACGCGTTGCGGGGCCCATCGCGGGCCGCCGTCACCGATCGCGATGAGGACTGAAGTTGCGGCTACTGGAATAAGAGCGGCCATCCCCGGGAAGCCGCTCGCAGGTCCGTAGGCGAAGGCACATCCGAGAAGAGCGCCCCAGAGCAACCACGAGAGCATCGACATGGCCGCTGTCGCTTTGGCGCGGCGCGCGGGGAGGAACGCGATCAAGCCTCCTGCCGCAAACTCCCACGCACGACCCGTCGTCTGGAAGTAGGCGGCATTCGGCTCGGACGCAACGCTCCAAATTGCCCATGCGAACGAACCGAGGAACACGACCGCCAGCGTGCCTAGCAGCGTCCAGTATCGAAAACGGCTCGATCGCCGCCGACTGACGAAGAGGCCGAACAGGATGAGAACGGGCCAGACCAGATAGAACTGTTCCTCGACGGACAGTGACCAGTAGTGCGTGACGGGGGAGACCCCATCTTGCGCGAAGTAGTCCTGCGAGTTCGCGGCCAGCACCCAGTTGAGGAAGTAACCGCCCGCGGCGCCGATCTCGCCGAGCACCTGACGCACGCTCGTGATGGGGAGTAGCCAGTAGGTGATGGCGGCGCTCGCGACTAGTACGAGGATCGCGGCGGGCAGCAGTCGTTTCGCCCTCCGAGCCCAGAATCGAGCGAGGTTCACGGTACCGGTTGTGTCAGCTTCGCGACGAAGGTGCGAGGTGATGAGGAACCCGGAGATGACGAAGAAGACATCGACGCCGAGGTACCCGCCTGGGATGTCATTTGGGCGCAGATGGTTGACGATCACAAGCCCGACGGCAAGCGCGCGCAACGACTGAATATCCGCACGCTGCGCTCGCGACTCGACGCGGACCGTTCCGGATTTCACCTTCGTAGCCTAGGGCCCTTTCGGCGCATGCCCCGACCAATCAGGCGGCTTGATCGGTGGCGCCGTGCCCGTCCCGGACGACCGAACCAGAGATACCAACAGAAGGGCGGTGTCCGCATGGGCGGCACTCTGACCAAGGTCGACATCGGCCACGGCCGCGGATGGCTCGAAGCGGAAGCCGCCAAGAGTCAGGCGCGGATCGACCGAGCGCTCGGCCACCCGCAGCAGATCACGGAGGGGGGTCGCTCCTGGGAGCAGCAGGACGAGCACTGGCAGCACTACCTCAGGTACGGGTCGCCGATCGCGCTGCATCCCGATACGCCGAGCGTGCACCAGCGGGGACGCGCGAAGGACACCGACGAGCGCAATGTCGCCCTGATGAACGATCACGGCTGGTTCCAGACCGTCTACCGGTGGGTCAACGGGCGCCGCACGCTCGTCGAGCCGTGGCACTTCGAGTATGACCCCGAGCGAGACAACCACCGCCACGAGGTGATCGAGCTCGTGAACGACAACGGCACCTGGCGGGTCGCTCCCGACGAACCCGTCCCCGCATCGACCCCACCAGTCAGGAGAGACATCATGAGCATTCCCGTCCTCGCCATGACCGGCGGCCCCGGAGATACCCGTGTCTTCGAGATCTCCGGCGGCAGCAAGCGCCACATCATCCACCGGGCAGAGCTCAACGCCCTGCAGGCCATCGCCGGGCAGCTTGACCCGCACGGCCGCCCCGGCGACAAGGCACTGCAGGATCACATCGCCGTCATCGGCAACCTCGCATCGATCCCGAACCGGGTCGACGCAGTCACGGTCGAACAGGTCGAGGCGATCCTGCGTCGCGCGGGCGTCGGCGTCGGCGCAACCATAGACATCGAGGCGATCGCGAACGCCGTTAACGACGAAGCCGCGCGTCGTTTGAAGAGCTGATGAGCTGGCTCACACGCGTGTGGGAGCGCGTCCGAGAACCCCGTCACTTGAAGGCCGCCTATGCGGTGTTCTACTCGATCACCATCACACTCGGGCTGATCGCCCTGATCGCGCCACCCCAGTCGATCAGCGGGGAGCTCGGCCCGGTGCTCACCGTGACGTGGGGTGTGCTCGCGCTCATCGGCGGCGTCGGCGGGCTGGCGTCCGTGTTCCCCGGGTGGTGGTTCGCCGAAAGGCTGTCGATCGTCGTGATCTGGTGTGCGCTCGGCATGTATCTGCTCGTGGTCGTTGTCCTGCAGGTGACCTCCGAGTCCGGAGCACGATGGGCACAGATGACGATCTTCGCCCTCGCGGCCGGGCTCTTCTACGTCCGCTGGTACGAGATCCGCGAATACAGCTTCGAGCCCCGGAGGTAGCGCATGGAACCGGCGCAGATCATCGCCGCGGTCCTCGGCTCAAGTGTCCTCGGAGGTGTCATCACCAAGTCGATGGACTGGATCAGGGATGCCCGCGCCGGGCATCTGCAGGAGCGTCGGGCCGAGGTCGACAAGGCCACCCAGCACGCGGCACACGAGACCAAGCGCGCCGATGCCGCCGAAGCCGCAGAGGACGCCGCAGCGCGACGCTCCCGCATCGTCGAGGAATCCCTCGCCGTGCACCGTCGCCTCATCATCGACGCCCCATGCCTGGGGCCGGAATACCTTCCCCCATACCCGTCCCGAAAGGACTGACCCATGAACAAGATCTGGTTTCCGCTGCAGCGCGCGATCCGCACAGCCGTGCAGGTCGTCGCCGGCGGCGCCGCCGTCCTCGCGACGATCGTCATCGTCGCCCCGCAGATCATCGACGCGGTCGCCGAGGTCGTCCCGGGCCCCATCATCGCCTGGGCGACCGCCGCGATCGCGACGCTGGCCGCGATCAGCGCGGCCATCGCCCGAGTGATGGCGATCCCCGCCGTCGACGAATGGCTCCGCAGGATCGGCGCAGGCTCCGCGCCTGCGAAGTTCGTCGTCGCGCAGATCGACGGCAACGCCACCGGCCTGACCCGACGACAGTGGCGCGCGATGGTCGACGGCGCGGACACAGGCTCTGACGGAGCTGGCGACCTCCACAGCGAATCGACCGACCGCTGACACCGCGAGGACTACCGACGCGAATCCCCACCTGGCCTTCGGGCCGGGTGGGGATCTTCGTCGTTTTGAGCCGCAACCGTGAGACGACCTGCGCAACGCTCAGCAAGGTGGCGCCAGTGTGGGTGGGGAGGCTGTACAGTCAGGTAAAGCGGCGGCACGGGTGGGGTGCCGATGCGATGGGCTACCGGGAGGAAGCAATGACTGCCGTACGTACTCGAGCACTTGAGCTGATGAGCACGGTGACCTTCCACGAAATTGGTCGCGACGAGCTCGAGGATTTCGCCTCGAAGCTAGCCGCCTCGGTTCGCGTTGTCCTGGCGGAGTACCCCTCGATCCGAGAGTTTCTCGTCGGAGCGGACCTCGAGTCCGGCGACATCAACTTTGGTCTGCGCTTTATCAGCGTTGACCCGGACTACGCCGACGACATGGCGGACGAGGTTTTGGCCAAGGCGGTCGACCTCGTCGCGGAGCAAGGTGGATCGCGACCAGCTGACCTCGAGCGCGAAGAGTCCGTCCTTCTCTTGACTCGATGAGGGACTGGAAGCACGCGACGGTCGACCGGGTCGCGCGTGCGGTTCTATGGTTTTTCCGGCTCGTCAAGGGGTGGCTGCCGAGAGCACTTGGTGGACTCTCGTCTGGCTTGTTCATCGTCTGGGGCGTGCAGGACGGTGCCTGGAACAAGGGTGTGGGGTGGTTCGTTGCAGGGCTGGCCTGCGCCGTGCTCGCGTTTATCGCAGAGTTCCTCGTCCAACGCCCCAGCTACATGAAGCTGTCGCAGCTGAGAGAAGAGGCTGAGCGGCGAGCCGCGAATAAGTCGCTAGCGCTGGAGAGCGCTCTGCGGATCATGCTCGTGCGCCTAAGTAAACACTGCGGACTCGAGGGCCACTCAGATCGATTCAGCGTGTACTACTTCCACGAGGACAGGTTCTTCATGGTGTCGCGATACGCCAAGAACCCGACGTACGAGGCTCGCGGTCGCGACAGCTATCCGGCAGCGGAGGGTGCGATCGGAGCAGCGTGGAGCGCGGAGGACGGGCAGGCGCTTGTGAGCATGCCCGCGGCGAAGGAGGCGTGGAAGAAGGCCGCGCACCGCCAAGGCATCAGTGAGGACGCGATCGCCGGTATGTCGATGAAGTCGCGGGGCTTGGCGGGTCATCGACTGGAGGCTGGGGATCGGTCAGTGGGGGTGATCGTCGTCGAATCCATGACCAGTGGACGAATCAAGGCGACGCATCTCGACATGATCGCTGCCTCGCACATCGTCGCCGCAATCGCGGAGCTTGTAGCCGCATTCGCCCTGATGACTCCCGCAGGCGAGAACGCCACCGCAGGCAAGAAGCCAGTTGTGTCTGGGAAGTGGGAACCCGTGCAGCCGAGGGTGCCGATCGGTCCGACTCCCGGACCGTAGGACGCGTTTCCACGCGTGCCCGGTCTAGCTCCGGCGTACAGACAGCATGCGCCAGCCGTCAGGCACCTTCGCTTCGAGCGCGGCCATGTCTTCGGCTTCGATCTCGCGGATGCTGTCGCGGCGCTCGAACTTGCCCTCGACGGAGCGCGAGGCGCCTGCTTTCTCCATCGTCGCCATCGCCGACACCAGCGCCCAGCCCTCTGGTGCCTGCGCTGCCAGCTGCGCGCGTACCTCGGCGAGGTCCTCGCCCTTGAGGGTGATGGTGTGCGTCTCGACGGGGCGGATCAGGGCGTGGATCATCGAACTAGCCTAGGCGGCCTCAGCATCCAAGCGGGCGCCCGGTACTGAGTGGATCAGCGCTTGTCGTAATCTTTGCGATCGCGTGACTTCACGAACGCCGCACCGTCGAGAGCAGTATGCGAGACGCGAGGTGTCGGACGCAGGATCCGTTCCTTCGCCCAGCCCGCCGTCTCGATGATTGTGGAGCTCCATCGTTGGGCCGCTTCCAGCGCAGGCTCCAGGTCGGTGTCATGGGATGCCAGGATCACGACGTCTGCCTCTTTGTCCATGGCCGCTCGTGCCAACTCGAGAGCGACCAGGACGTCGATCCCCTTCTCCTGAGCGACGCGGATATTGTTCTCCCAGTAGTAGCGCAGTGTCCTGTAGTGCACGCTGACTAGGCGGTTTCTGGTCCACTCGGACTTGTGCGCTTGGGAGTACGCGTACATCCTGGCGTTCTCTTTCTGACTAGGGGCTCCGCGAAAGACCCTCACCCCAGCTAGTTCAAGCTTCACCCCTGTTCGGACATGACGCGCGTGTAGCACCTGCTCGGCAAAGTGCGCGGGGTGGACGAGACACTCGTGCGTCGCGAGGCCTTCGGGTGCAAATCGATCACGACCGGTCAGATGGATGTTCTGATAGTCCATGACGATGAGTGCAGTTGGCGTCGTCATCGAGCCCTCCAAGGAAAGAAAAGTCCCACCAGTCCCGGAGGACGGTGGGAAGCAATGAGGTATTTCTACCACAACAACCTGTAAAGCGCATCCGCCGTCAACCGGTGGCCACAGGTTCGATCAGCGACGGGTCTGTGGCGTCGGCGGTGCGGGAGTTGTTCACCTTCCGGTCGACGACGTGCTCGCGGATCGTGGCGGCGACGTCGGAGGACGTGTGCTCGAGCATCGCGAGCGTCTCGACCTTCCGCTCTCCGGTGAGTTTCTCCGGCGTGAGCCAGGGGTCCCACGTGTCGGGGGTGAGGAACGCCGGCATCCGGTCGTGCACCTCCCCGCTGGCGTCGCGGGCCTCGCGGGTGATGACGACGAAGCAGCGGGAGCGTTCCCCGTCAGGAAGCTCCATCGACCAGGTGAGCCCGGCGGCGGAGAGCAGCCCGTCTCCATGGAGGAAGTGCGGGGTCTTGTCGCCCTTCTCGCCCGTCCACTCGAAGTAGCCGCGCATCGGGACGATGCAGCGGGCGGCGGAGAACGCCGGCGCCCAGAACCCGGTCGCGAGCTTCTCCATCCGGGCGTTGATGATCGGTGCGCCCTTCGGCCGGTTCGCGGGCTTCTGCCAGTCCCACCGGACGAGCTCGAGGATGCGACCCTCGCCGCGGTCGCGCACGATCGGTGCGTCCATCGTCGGCGCGATCGAGTACGCGCCCGCCCACGACTTCCACCAGTCCTCGGGCTTGCCGCCCTCGGCGACATACTCCCGGATCAGCTCGTCCGTCTTGGCATCGTTCGCGAATCGTCCGCACATGGCAGCGACCCTACGCCCGACCTTCGACGTCGTCGAGCGTCGGGGCAGGCGGATCAGCGCTTCTCGAGGTCTTGGATGCGCAGATCGAGCGCGGCAATGATCCGCGCTTGGGACTCGGTGATCGCGAGCATCGTGTCGACGATGTCGGAGATGTTCGCGGACTCGGGGTCGGCGTGCCATTGCATGGCGAGGGCCTGGACCTGATCGGACGTCGCGAGGAGCCACTTGTTCGCAGAGGCCGGGAGGTTCGGGTCATCCAGTTCCATGCGTCTCAGCGTAGTGTCGCAGGCAATCCTGAGACCCGGCGGCCCTCCGCCTGCCCGATTGCGCGTAGCCTCCAGGAGGCGATGGGACGGAGGTGATGGACAGGGGAACGCCGATCCCGAGCAGCGCGCTCCGGCGCGATGACGGCTGGTCGTGCATTGGAGTGCCCGCGGGCCTGCCTGGGTGGTCGTACAGCTTGGGGGCGTATGGTCAGCAGATGAACACACAATTGAAGACTGCTGATTCCTTGGGACTGACATCGGTGCTGGTCGGTTCCCTCCCTGACACGTTGATGACGGACGCCGCGCCGGAGCGGTACACCGTCGAAGCTGTTCTCAGCCGCAAGGTGCAACCGGTCGAGGTCGCGGCCATCGAGGGTCCTGACGTGTCGGGTCACCTGACAGCGAGTGGCTATCCTGCGATCCAACTGCACGTATCTGACCGACGCCTGGTGATCTCTAACACCAACTTGGAAGAGCTTCGCGACGGACTCGCCTCCGTCATCGCCGATCAGCTCGAGCGGGTTAGCGGCGACGAACGTGAGGCCCGAGAACGAGCCGCTTCAGACCGGCAGGCGGCGTCCGAGCGCGAACACGAGCGCGCAGCTGCGGTGGTGGCGCTCGCCTCATCTGTCACCTTCTAGACCCGGGCTACTCCAGCACCTCCTGGCGATGCGTGTCCAGGGGGTGCTGTGGGTTTAGCACCCGAGTGTGTTCAGTCTCGAGGTGGACAACCCTGTCGAGGTCAGCCGACAGCGCGAGCGGTCATCTCGATGTTTCGTCACCATCGAACGCGGGCGAGCCGTGGGCAGGTTCGGGGACGAGGTACAGGCCGGTGGGTCCGTTCGCCGTGTACGCCAGTGCTTCGATCCAGGCGCGATTGACGGTCGGCTGCCGGCTGCCGTGGTAACTAAAGACGAGGTTGCTGCCGGGATGGATCCACACAGTGGTCCGTCCGCTGCCGATGCTGGCGTCTTCTCGCCACGTGAACGCGAACGGTTCCCCGCGGCGCAGCTTTGCGGTCATGACGAGCTGCAAATGCGTGAGTGTGCGGTCTTCGATCTCCGTCTTCGGACCGCCGTCATAGATGAACTTTCCCACCGCAGACCACCTCCATCGCAGGCACCCGACCGGGTGCCACATTAGCCACCCTACTTCGCCAGCGCCTCGCCTGCCTTACGCCGTAAGGCTCACCGCAACGCCGGGCGTCCAACGTTGGTTAGGGTGAGGGCATGGGCACCATTCAGTACGGCAACGGCGACGAGATCCACATCGAGGATAGGGCGCTCGCTCACCTCAAGATCGTGAACGCTACCAAGCTCCGCCGCAACGAGAGCTTCACGCTCTCCTGGCGTCACCCTGACGGTGAACCTGTCGGCCGGTCCACGATCTGGCTGCACCCATCCATCCCGCTACGCTTCACCTTCACGACGCCCGAAGCTCCCGAGCTCAACGCACGGTGGATTCAGGACCTCATGCAGTCGGCGAGCTCGTCGGGCGGCATCTCCCTCGTCGACGAGGTGCTCGACCGACCCGAAGAGGCACTCACTTCTGCAGCCGCTCAATGAGGCGCATAATGGGTCGCACGAGGGACTGAGGATACGCCTCTAGGGGGGTGGTCCCTCCGTTGAGGTCCTCTCTCTGAACCCCAGGGAGGGGACCCTCCTCTGCCGGCGCGCTGGCGCGCTAGCGCGCTGGCGCTCACGGACGGCGCGCCATGCCCACACTTTGCCCACAGTCGCCGATGCGCCATGGTGGTTCTAGGTGGGTGTAGGTGGGTCATAGTTGGTGTAATTCCGCGGGTGCCGCGTGTTGGCACGGCTGGAAGTAGAGTTCGAGTCCCGTAGTCGGCTCAGAGGTTTGTGGGGTTATGGCTTCGGCCCCGGTGGGGGGCTCTCCGCGCCAGCGCCCGGAGCCGTCGCGTACGTGGGGGCGGTCGTGTCCGCCGGTCGGGCGCCGATGCGCTTCGCGAAGGCGTGAGCGGGCTTCTCCACGGCCCGGTAGAACAGCCATGCCACGGGGAAGCAGAGGGCGACGGCACCGGCCAGGGCGACGGGATTCGCAGCCGTGCTGTAGACGAACCCGAGCAGCACGGTCTCGTGGGTCAGATAGAGGCTGAACGAGATCATCCCGAGCCAGAGGATCATCCGGGACGAGAACGCTCGACCGATCGTCACGGAGGTCCCAACGAGCACGACGATCAGCGACACGGAGACGAGTCGAGTGAGAGTGGTCATCGCGGGGAGAGCGATCGACGACGTCACGCCGAGTTTCGGAAGTAGGTTCGGAGCGAGCTGCGCACCCATGACGGCCACGAGAGCGGCCACGGCTAGCGCTCCTCCGAGAAGTGGGCTCAGTCTCTCGCGGAGGGCGGTGGCCCATCGTTCGATCGTTGGCCAGGCGAAGGCGAACCCCACGCCGATTCCGAACATCGGCATGTACAGGAGCAGCGCGTTCTCGTAGATCCCGCCGACGGTGCTCAGCATGGCGCATACCGCGAGGAGTATCCCCGGACGTATGCTCCTCGCCGCCGCGATGTAGGCGATGAGCAGCAGGCTGAAGAAGATCTCCCACCGCAGCGACCAGAGCGGCGTGACGTTCGACCCGGTTCCCGAAAGGAGGGTCAGGTCGGCGATCACCCCCCACGGAGTGGGAGTCGGCGGGTGCGCACCGACCCAGGTGCCGAGGCCATCGACGTCCCGGCTGATGAACAGCATTGAGACGAGCGCGAGAAGCACGGCGCCCCACACGGGCAGATACAGGCGCGCCAGTCGTCTGAGCACATACACCCCATAGTCGGTCCGCGGTGAGTTGCGAAACGACAGGGCGAGGACGAATCCAGACAGGACGAAGAAGAGCCACACAGCCGTCGCGCCCCACGCGCCGAGGGCATCGAGCAGGTGACGCACCCCGGGCATGTACACCCACGGCTTGGGGTCGTTCTGCATGTAGACGAGCCGAGCGTGCCCGAGAAGCACGCCGACCGCCGCTACTCCACGTAGCCCGTCCAGCGACCGGATGCGCGAGATCGACGTCGGGGCCACGATGTGAGGATAGTGCACCCCCCCGCTGGCTGGGCGTGCGACGTCGACACGGAGGACGGGATTGCGGCGCAACCTCAGTCGGGTCAC